TTACGGTGTTTTCAGACGCTGGTAGGTTTCCTACCGTTGCTACTTCACCTAAGTACGCGACTGCTGCCGCGTCGTTACCTGTCGCCCCCGTTGGACCCGTTGGACCCGTTGGTCCCGTTGGTCCTGTTGCTCCGTCTGGTCCTGTGGGCCCAACAATTGTGCTATCCGCACCCGTGGGGCCTGTGGGTCCTGCATCACCCGTCGGGCCAGTCGCTCCAACCGAACCAGTCGTACCTGCGGGTCCTGTAGGCCCTGTCGGTCCGCCTTCAGGGCCTGTAGCACCAGTTGCTCCTGTGGGTCCAGTTACTTCTGGTCCAGTTGCACCCGTAGAGCCTGTTGAACCCGTCGGTCCTGTTGGTCCCTGCACTGGGCCAGCGTTTGCCCACTCTTGGTTGAGGTCAGACCAAATGTAGAGGTCGCCTTGGACAATGTACCCGTCTCCAATGTTACCTTGCGGGGTGTCTGCCTCTAAAAACGCAACAGAGGAGTAGGTGCCTAGAATGCTTACGCCAGAACCTTGAGGCCCTGTGGGCCCTGTAACACCCAGGTTACCTTGCGGGCCCGCTGGTCCTGTTGGCCCGAGCCCAATGTAGACCAGCTGTTCCCAGCCGTTAGAGCCTGCGTAAAAATAAACTTCGCCAGTGCTTGGTTTTACCCAGATGTACCCCACTTCAGGAAATTCTGGTTGAGCTTCTTGATAAAATACTGTATTTGTTCCTTGAAGTTCGTAAACTAAGGACATTGAGAAATATACGTCGTTTGTGTCGGACAGGACGTACACTCGGTCGTTGGTCTCTACAGCGAACCGAAAAGTTTCAAACGACTGCCCAGCGGTAATAAGAAGATTAGCGGCGAGATATATTCTGCTTTGCTCTGTTGTTGTGCCAGCTGGCTGAATATATATTGATACGGTTGATGTAGCTAATTCTGTGTTTGCGGCAATGACCGAAGCAACTCCCGTGGTGCTGACAGCGGGCAGCGCTGTTTCTATGGTCGCGAGGGGGTTGGTTGTGCCAACACGAGTTACAGCCATGTCAAAGTTACCGTCACTTTCTTAACAATTCTATTATCTAGGTTACTACAGAACATCTTGTGTCACTCCTATGACGAGCCTTGGATTTGGTATGGGCGCTGTCCGCTCATTGGAAAATAAGCAAGTCTGTTTGGCCCGCCGTGAAGACTGTAGGTGGTGCTGTAGTCATTACTTAAGCCAGTTGTACTTAGGGCTTCTAGCGAGTGATGGGTTACCCAACCTTGAACCTGCTGGGGGGACCAGTCTGGGTGCACTTGTAGGAGAAGTGCGCACATTCCAGCGACCTGCGGGGTGGCCATCGACGTTCCAGAGAGTACTTGCTGTTTGTACCCAGGGTTTAGGTAGTAGTCAAAACTAGAAGCATCAATGTTTGTGGTGCTCATGGAACTGATAATTCGGTCTCCAGCAGCGTAGACTGTGACTCCTGGTCCCGAGTCGCTGTACACGGATTTGGCTTCTACGCCGCCAATAAAGTTTGTCCCGAAGGCACCAACTTGGAATCCAGGGTTTGCCCCGCAGTGTGGGGCACCGCCACGATGGTAGTAAAAATTGGGAACCCCAGTCGCTGTGATGTAGTTGTCGTAGTCGTCTCCGCCAGTTACGTCGTGCTTTATGTTCCCATTACCAGCAGCGTTCACCACAACAATGCCAGCGCTGGCTAGTTGGGCCACATCAGCGTTGACAGATGCGACGGGATAGTTAAACACGTATGTAGAAGCACCAGACAGCTGCCCCGTAAGGCCCTTGGCAGTGTCTTTTGTTGTGTCTGTGTGTGTGACTCCTCGGTAGGAGCCTCCCAATATTTCATAATATGTTGTTTCGTCGAATGTTAGAGAGTCGTTGCTGACGTCCCAGTAGACAACGTAGCCCCAGCTGTTTACCACGATGGTGGGATTTCCGCTTGTTTTGTTGTTGTGCCATCCTAGGATGCAGTCAAATGCATCAGTTACGCTTAGACCACCTACTGGGTCGGTTGGGCCCTCTAGACCGTCTAATTTAATTGAGTAGATGTTTGCATTTTTTGCCCAACCGTAGTTTTTGCCAGCTACGGTGCCTGCAACGTGTGTCCCGTGTCCGTCATAGTCAACATAGAAAGCGGGGGGCATTGTCCCAGAGACACCACTTGCAGCGTACCAATCAATTTGTTTTACGCGACTAATTCCGTTTGCGTCTTGAAACTCTGGGTGGTCGGATTGAATTCCGCTGTCTACGATAACAATGTCTACGTCGGTACCATTAAGAACATAGTCATATGTCCCACCTGGGTCTACGGAAGATGAACCAAAAACGTTTGTCGCTTTTATGTGCCGCAGGAGCCCCCAGTTTTGCTTTTCCCCTGTTTCGGTTGTGAGTTTGTTAAAATTTCCTTCTTGGAGAGCTCTTTTTACTGGCTTAAAATTTTTTAAGTTTTCTACTGATTCGACTCTTGGGTCTTCACGAAGAGTTTCTGCCTCTTCTTCGGTAAGAAAATATGATGTGTTCCTTGCGTTGTTTAGCCGCTCGTTAGCAACTTCTACTGGGCGGTCTGGGATTGTTTCTGGTGTGGGGTGGTCAGCCAGCAAATCCTCCCGTATGGAGTCTGTTGTCTCCATGTCTGGGGCAGTTACCGTGTATTCTTTTCTTTCATCAGCCATAACTCGCCTTAGATGGTAACAAGAGACTTAACGGTAAGCGTCCCGCTCATGCCAGCGTGGACAGAGCAAATATACCGCCATGAAGAGGTGGGTTGGATTGGGACCTCCCAGTACACGGTTCCACTTGTCTGCCCTTGAGCCCCCGAGCCCTCTGTAACTGTTCCGTCTGTTGCAACGTGGATTATTCCAGTAGAAATGCTGGCAAATCCGCTACCCGAGTCTTCTTGAATAAGGAAGGGGTGGCTGGCAGAAACATTGGTAAGGTCGAATGCAATGGTGGCACCGCCAAGGGCGTACACCGTGGGGTTGTCCCCCGAATAGTGGCTATTGAACTGGTAGGAAGTGGTTCCGTTATTTGCCACATCTAGTGTGGCAATTGCGTTGATGGATGGGCCTACTTGCCCCGTTGCTCCAGTGGGCCCTGTCGGTCCAGTTACAGTGCTATCTGCACCCGTGGGACCCGTAGGTCCAGTTGGCCCAGCGTCTCCTTGGGGACCAGTTGGCCCCGCTACAGTGCTATCAGCACCAGCGTCTCCTTGGGGACCAGTTGGTCCTGTGGTTCCTGTGTCTCCTGTTGTTCCAGTGGGACCTGTCGGTCCTGTAGGTCCACCAGAGGGTCCAGTGGGCCCTGTTGGTCCTGTTGCACCCGCACCCATGACAGACCATGCGGAGCCGTTGTAGAAGTAGGGGTAAAGTTCGTCAGAGTTGTAGACCACGGCACCAGTGCTAGAAACCAAGCTACTAAGCTCGACACTCGATTTGGCAACAAGACGCATGGGGGCATCGTTGAGAATCTCGTCTACTGGGTCCAAAGTAATAGTTGTTGGAGAGATAAGACTGTACGTGCCCACTAAGGTGCTAGGAGCCGAGATTGAGCTGGACTCAATTGAGGTAACAACTAAAGTTTCTGTGTCTGCGTTGTACACAATTCCAGAGTTGGTTTTACCGCCAATAGTTCCTGTGGCGTCTTCGTAAAGCCCAACAAATGTAGTTGTATCAGTGGTAATTTGTACGTCAACAGCTCCACCGCCAGGGCCTGTAGGTCCAGTAGAACCTGTCGGCCCAGTTGGACCGCCACTGGGTCCCGTGGAACCAGTGGGACCAGTTACAGTATCCCCGTTTGCGCCTGTTGGGCCAGCTGCCCCTGCGTCTCCTGCGGGCCCAGTGGGTCCAGTTGCACCGTCTCCGCCTGCCCCTGTGCCAACAAGCTCCCACTCTTCACCAGTGAGGAGCTCTAAAGCTTTAAATTCAGTATTGTAGCGAACGTAGCCTTCTTCGGCGTCTACTCTCCTGTTGGAGGTAATCCCAGAGTCTAAGTACAGAGTGTTGTTGGCTCCACGAACTACTTTATTTGTGAATGTTTGGGGAAGGTCGCCTTGACCTACAACATCATCTTGGATAAGCCCGTATAGGCTGAAAGAAACGTTGTTGGTTGTTGTGGTAACAAACACTCCGTCTCCAGGGTTTACTGCAAACCTGAATGTCTCAAAGGATTGCCCCAGGCCCACAGTTAGGTTGTTTGTAATGTATACATACGACCCTTCGGTGGAGGCTCCTGAGGGAATAACATAGATGTCAATGCGAGGAATCGGTGTTGATGCAGGAGAAATATTTGTAACAATAACAGAGACCAAATAGCTTTGCTGAAATGTAAACAGTCCTGCTTCTGTGTTCGCTTCTGGTCTAACTGCAGCGAGTCTTTGGATAGCCATTTGCAGTCTCCTCTAGGCCTGAGCCTCGGCCCACGACATTCTTGCCGAGCAGAGCGTCTCTTGTCCTGTAAGACGCGCCACTGCAACCGTAATAATGTCGGGACCGTCGGGGAACACCGAGTCTCCACCTAGAATAGAGTTTGACAATTCAAACAAGTCACCAACATTAACGTTTGTTGACTGTTCGTCTCCCTGGTTACCCGATGCTTTGAAGTTATACACCTGAATTCCACCAGACACAGTGTCGTTTGATGTGTGCTCAACCACTTGAACCAGGGATGGCGTCTCTACACCAACAAAGTTGAGGTTGTTTAGTCGCCCGTTGAGTAGAATTTTAACATCTACCAGCTGGTTTGTTTGCACACCAATTTCTTGCAACCGTAGTTGCATTCGGTTGATAATGTCTCGGTCGCCTAGCGCACCTGTAAGACCTTCAGAAACTGAGGGGCTCAGTCGGATAGAGATAAGAGGCTGATAGTTTGTACCAGAAGTGTTGTTCAGTGACCCTTGCGGGGACAGTTTGTACTGAGATTGTGAGTTTCCACTGTTGAAGAAGTTAATCACATTTCTTAAGAAGAAAGTGTTCTGCGCGGTTGAGATGGTAGTAGTGCTCCGAGCAAAACTGTACTGGTTGTATCGGAATGTGTTTGCGTCCACAACTTGGGTAACCTGCACAACTCCAACATATGCAAGGTAGTTGCTGTACTGCGAACTCACCGAAATGAGCACCCAGTCGCCTTGAGCGAGGTTGTGATTTCCGTTTGTATCCGCCGTTACCGTATAGTTTGATTTGGCTAGGGTGGTTATGGGTGCTTCGACTCTTACGGCGTCTACAGCTGTTCTTGTCAACGCAATGTTGTTTGTGTCAATAGTTTTAATGTAATACGTGTCTTCATTAATCAGGTAATCATACGGATTGTATGAGCTGATAAATCGAGTTCTGGGGTTCTGAGTGTTGGCTTGTGGGAGGCCACTGCTTCCCAGTCCCAGGAACTGGACAGCGTCACCGTCAGAGAACCCGTGTGATGGAATATTAACTGTGTCTAGCACGTTATTTATAGCGTTAGAGCCAAATGTTTTTGCAGTTGTTCCACCGATTGTGAGCGTTTGACTTGACTTGGTAAACAAGTACGCCTTGTCGTCGTCAAACGTTCCATCCATAATAACTGATGTTCCCCAGTGGAACAGTGATGGGATGTAGGTTGGGTTGGCGAAGGTTGTGACTTCGTAGCGAGCTGGCAAGTTACCAGAGCGGAAGTAAGACTCAAACAACTCGTTGTTGTGGGTAAACTCGTGCGTGTACTGGACTTGACCGTTAAGGGTCTTAAATCCGAAACGAATTTTACCTGCTCCATACCACGAGTAGTCCATGTAAATCATTTGAATTTTAGACAGGTCTATGTTGTAACCAGTTGGCCCTGTTCCGTCGGCGGGGTCAATGCTCCAGTCTTCCTGTGGAATTTTTGTGTCAACCGTAAGTGTCCCAATAATTCCTGTCTTGGCAGGGGTGAAGGAGTGTACGTTTGTCGACCCTTGAGATGACACGTTAACATTTGTTAAAGAGTCGGGGCTTGATTTTAATTTAAAAGTGTTACTTGTTAGGACGTCTACATAGTAGGTTCGACCGTTCACTAGCCCACCAATTGGCTCTCCGTCAATTGAGTTGTACACAAGAGGGATGTCTTGGGTGTACCCGTGGCTGATAACTGTGAAGGTATTTGTTGCGGTGTTGACCACAGTTGCAGGGTTGAACTCTCGCTCTGTGCCAGATGAGCCTTTGTACTCAGGCTTAATGGTCATTCTGGTGTCAGATTCTATGTCAGCAATGCGATATGTTTGACCTCGAAGAACAATGTAATCTCCAGCAACAAGTTGCGTACTGAATGCCGTGCTGGTCCCAAAGACTCTTTCGGAGCCCTGAAGACACGCAAATGTTCCAGCAACCTGTTGGGTAGAAGAACGACGCACTGCGTACAGTTTTTGCCCGTCGAATTCGTAGAACATACCGTTCTGGAAATCAAACATACCTGCACGAATTGCACCATTTGTCCACGCATCAACATGCAGTCTTGGGTACCCGTAGACGACTGGCTCAACGATAGCTTGCTGTGCAATGACTGTAACGTTAAAAGAGTCAATAACTGTTACTTGGAAATTACCGTTGTATACGGGGTTGTCAATACCAAACTGGTCTTTGGCGTCATCAACGCGAATAAACAGACCGTTGATGAGACCGTGTGGTCGACGCGTACGAATTTGAATAGTGCTGGATGTTCCAACTCGGTACATCGTTTCGATGTCTATGCTGGGCTTAAAGTTAACAGCGGCGGAGGTTTGAATTCCTTTACCAGACTGGTAACGGAAGTATTTACGAGTTTGACGAACCATTTGGCCGTACCACGTGCCAGAACCAGTAGACATCTCAACTCCACCGTCAAATGGGCGGTGCAGAGAGTAGCCCTGGGGGCGGACGTATACAAACGTTGGGTATGAGTATGAAACATTGCTATACGCTGTTGTGTAAGCTCGGTTGACAGTGACCTGTTCGTCCGAACCGATGGCCTCAATTTCTCTAATGATGGGCGCAACGGGGGTGATGTGATTCACGACTAGCTGAGAGCCAGACCCCTGTGTAGCTATGTCAACTGGATTAGTTCCAGCAACTGCATCAGTTTTAGTTGTATACAACTTTATTAGGTTGCTGCTGCTGGTTGCCACGCTACCTGTAACCCCTGCGTTAGCTATATTTCCGCCGTCAGAGTTGTACTCAAAAGTTGTGCTTGAGGGTACCGCAATAATTGTGTGTGTGCCGTTGAAAACTTCAGGGCTTACCCCGCTGATACCGCTAATAGTGACGATGTTTCCTGGCTGCAAATCATGGTCGGCAGAGGTTGTAATCCTGACAACATTACTTGTGCGATATCGCGAGGAGATGGCCCTGGTTGCTGAGTCTTCAATTCGCTCCGTGTAGTAGTAACGATTGTCAACTAGTGGCGCTGGTGCGACTCCTGCGGAACCAGATGCGTCAGCAATAGCTCCCCAGTTTTGGTTAGTTACGCCTAATGTAAAACTTTCCGCAGCAATGTATCGGAACTGGTAGGTCCCAGCGTTTACATAGTTAATTACGTATGTGCCGTCAAAGTCATCAGCGTTGTCACCATCAATACCAGAAATAGTGATTTCATCATTTACTTGATAATTGTGGGTTTCACTTGTGTAGATGTATCGAGTTGTGCCAGAACTTTGGATTCTTGCGATTCCCACTCGACGTCCACCAGCCCCTGGGGTGAAGACAACCGACTCACCAGTAACAAAGTTATGGTTTTGTACTAAAATTTCGTTACTAGCAACCACTACATCTGAGGCCTCAAAATAGAATTTTTCTTCGTTATCTGGTGGGAACAGGCGGAAAACATCGCCTGCCTTCAGAATTTTGGAGAATGTTGTTCCAGAACCGTCAACAAGTACCGAGTCGACTTGAGTGGAGCTAGTTCCTGTACCTGTAATCTGCCCGTTAATTTGGGAAGATGTGAAGTTGTGCTCAGAGCCAGCACCAACACTGGTAATTACCAAAAAAACTCCAGATGCAGCATTTTCTGCTGTGGAGGATAGCTTGATGAAGTCTTTGTTTACAGCAATAGCAAAGTAGTCAGTTGCATCTGTTAAGCCGCCAATAGCGGTCCCGCCGCCATCGTTATACGTAACTTTTGTTCCCGTAAGGAACCCGTGGGATTGCACCCTGATGACATTCTGGTCTAAGTCGACAGTAAACTGTGGCTCAAAAGTTTTCACAATGTCGGGAACAGACCCGTTTGCTATTACCTCGAAGGTTGTTTCAGTCGGGACGCTGCTAATTGTGTACGTTCCGTCTGGGGTGCGGATAAGGGACTTAAAGGTGTGACGTCCAGTGGGTGTTGTTGTGGCTGTTAAATCAATAGCGACACCACTAGTAGCGTTCGACCCCGATGTTGCCAATTTAATGGTATTACCATCAACGGGGATAATGTAGTACGGTGTTGCGCTGGTCAGCCCGCCTACAGGGGTGCCACCACCCGTATCGTACTCGACAAGCTCAGAGAGCGAGAATCCATGGTTGGGGATTGTAATGGTGTCTAACACATAATCTACAGACTTGTTAATAATAGAGTGGTTCCCGACACCCACCCCTGTGATATCGGCAGTCTGTGTGAATGATGCGTCTTCTGATAGACGAATAGTGTTGTCATCAACTTTTTGAATAAAGTACGTATCGCGGTTATTAATACCAGGAATGCTGGTATCAACGTTCATGGTTCCGTTTAGTCCTACTGTTGTTACCTCAACAAGGTCAGCATTTCCACCAGCGTTTAGCCCCAGGCTGTTGTAGCTGTAGAGGCGAATGTTGCCTGTGGTTTCCGCAAATGGTGTGGATTCTACAAGACAGGTTCCAGAGACGGAGGCTGCGGATATAGTTCCAATGTTGTTGTTGGGGTCAACAAATTGTACACGGTTTGTTGCTGGGATTCCAGCCACTACATGTGTTCCGTTGAAGGACTCAACGTCGGTACCCGTCATGCTGCTAATTGTAATAGTGTCACCAATTTGCAAATTGTGGGTTGTGTTTAATGTTACGTCGCAGAGAATCGAGGTTCTGCTTCGGTTGGTTACAGTAAAGCTTGTAACGTTTGCTTGCGTGACACGATTTACAAGGAACTGAGTTGGGCTGATTGACTCAACAACATCGTAAGTTCCGTTGAAAATTCCAGTGTTTGTGCCGCTCATGCTGCTTACGTTTACGTTCATGCCTACGCCAAAGCCGTGCTCGTAACGAGTGGTGAACTGAATCACGTTGTGTGAGAGAAGCTCTCTACCGCCAACAGCAAAGTCAAAGAGTGGCTCATCGAATGCGCGAATCTGTCGGCTAGCCCACACCGTTCCGTCTACGTTTACTTGGGCAATAGCCCCTGTGGTCGGGGTAACCCACTGAATTTGATTGGTGGTGGGGATTCCCGTAACTCTCCACTCACCGTTAAACACATCAGAGTCGGTGCTCGTGATGTTGGAAATACGGACATACTCCCCAACTTCAAACTGGTGGACAGCATCAAGTTGCATTGTAACGACGTTTCCGTCGCGGCGACGCCACGTAATTCCTGTGTTCCACACATCATCAAGGAAGTAGGCGCGACGCATGCGGCCGATGGGGTCTTGGTCTCCAGGCTGGGGGTCTTCATTCCATGCGAGCGAAAGGTTCCCTGTGTCGGCCTGAAACTGGAACTGGGTTGCGTTGTTTACAGCCTGAACAACCCAGTCGCCGTTGTAGTACTGGCCGTTGTCGTCCCCGTCATCAAAGTTGAAAATGCGGAATCGGAACCCAGCGGTAAGTCGGTGGGGATTGTCTGTTCTAATGTACCGAGTTGTGCCTTCGCTAAATCTGTCTACAATGTTTACCTCCGCTGGGAATAGCTTGTCGGAGTTGTCATTGAAGTCGCGTAGCTCAAACCACGCGTTAGCGGCGTCATCCCATTTGTGGGGCTCTTTGAAGTTAATGTACATGTCATTGTATTGACCTGTGTTTTGGGTAGCGTTTCCCCAACGAATGTTTTCAATTTCAAGACTTACGGGGGAGTCAAGCTCAGCGTAAATTGTTGTATTGTCGGCGGCACTGTTGTTGGTGACAAAAAATTGACGGTTGAACACATCGCGGAAGTACTCTTCCATGTTGCTAATGCTGACACGGTCTCCGACCTCGCGGTCGTGTGGCGTGTCTACGTCAATATAGACACGAGTCCTACGAGACAGTCCTCTGTTTTGAATGTACATTCCGTACTTAGAAACATAGCCTGAAACATCTAACTCTTCAGCCTGTGTGCGGTCTGCATAGTCGTTGCGATACCGCAAACGAGTACGGGCACCACTGATTCCAGTTTCAATATTGTCAATCCTAGGAATCCCCACAATTGTGGCATAGACGTCGCTAGGAAGCTGGAAATAGTTTAGAGTAAAGTTTTCGTCTTCTTCTGGGGGCGCAGACGCAGAGTCAAAGCGGAGGCCATACTCACTGCTAGAGTCACCAAGAAGTCCTGGGTTCCAGTCTACTGCTTTGAACCATTCGCCGTTAAAGTACCCGCCGTATTGCTCTTCTGGGATTCCTTCAATTTTAATGAGGTACCCGTTGGAGTGGTAGTGGGGTCGGTCACAGTAAATGTAGCGACTGCGGCCAGACGAGGCTAAACCGCGAATTTTTAGACGACGGTCTCCAAGAAAATATTCGTAGTCGAGGTTACGTTTTGAGGTCGCTCCCTCTGGCGCGGGGGTTACGGTTTCGGTAAAATTTTCCTCTGATGTAAAAGAGTACTCGTTAGTGGACTGAATCCCCGTTATACGCCAGAACCCATTCCACCTACGGTCGATAGCTGCAGTACTAGAGGGCAACCCCGCAACTTCCACAAACTGATTAGTTTCTAGACCGTGGTCCGCGTCTGTAATAATATAGCGAGTGGTCCCCGAGGAGCGGTAGCTTGTAATTCCTAGGGTGGGGAAGGCTGCTGTCTCGCTTGGACGCACAACGTTATCAAACGTGATGAACTGTCCTGCGTCAAATCCGCCGTCTGAGTCAATATCAACATACTTGTAGACGCTTCCTGAATAAAGCCTTTGAATTTCGTAGTCGCGAGACTTAGCATACTGAACAGTTTGCCCCGACACAAGCCCGTGGCTGGGAATGTAAATGCTGTCTTCAAACTCGTTAACAACAGTGAAGATGAAACCGTGGTCTCTTCCTTCGCCCAGTGCAGTTAAGTCTAAAACTGGACCATTAAGAGACTGACTTAGGGTAAACCTGTTTGCATCAATAACTTGTTTAATATAGTATGTTGCGTTGTCCTGTAGCGGAACAATTGTGTCCTGCTGGTTTGAGCGATAGCGGACAGGCTGGTTGGCGAGGAACCCGTGATTGGGAATAGTGAAACTATTTGTTGCCAAGTTCACAATAACGCCGCTGAAACCTTCTTTGGTTCCTGCTGAAGCTGCCAACAAGTTAATTGTCGTGTAGTTTGGGTCTGGCGTTAAGCTCAGTCTGAAGGAGTAGTCATCAACAACATCAATGTAGTAGACAGATGAAGTGTTAAGGGGGACTACCCCATTTGCGGTAGCAAAATAGTTAACTGCTTCACCTGCAAAAAACCCGTGAGGGGATTTAAAGTGAATTTGGTTGTTGTCTACGTCAACGTTTACTGGGGTAAGAGCGTGGTTTGAAGAGCCGCTGGGACTTATTTCAATTGCGTCTAGGCCAGCTGCAGCGTCTTCACCACTGTTGTGCAGCACAAATCCAAACACTGAGGATTCCACCAAAGTAACCGCAACTTCACCGTCAACGTCACGGTCGTTTGTGGCTATGTTTGCTATAGGCTTGCCTAATACGTTATCTGAAAGGTTGTACGTTCCACTAGAGGTACCAATGTTTGTTGCACTGGAAATAAGCCAAGAGCCACCTCCGCCACCATAGTAGCTGCCAACGCGAGCATTTGTGGCACCACCAGAGTAACCGCCAGCTCCACCTGGTCCACCCCAAGACTGACCGTCTGACCCGCCTCCACCGCCAGCACCAAAACCACCCACACCAGACGAGGTGCCAGCACGATAGCCACCCGTTCCTCCGTTTACGAAAGCAATACCGCCGCCACCGCGCTCAGAGTTTCCACCGTTGCTGTAGAACCCACCGCCAGCACCACCTACTGAACGCCCACCAGCTCCAGCTCCGTCAACACCTCCGCTGTAGCCCTGCTGTGATGTGCCACCGCGAGTAGTGGTTTGACCGTTTCCGTTAGAGTTGCTAGCACTAGTTGTATTTGATGAGGACGAGCCAGCTCCAGCAACAAAAAGAGGAATTGTTCCGTTTTTGCGAACTACAGCTGTTCCACCAGAAGAAGCTGGCCAAGCCGTGTTGTTGTCTGGCAAAGCACCCCTTTGGCCGACAACAATAGTTATAATTTCACCTTTAGTAAGCTGCACTCTTCCTCGCAAAACAGCGCCTCGCCCAGCGAGAGCACGTCCTTCAGTCCCTGAGGCACCCTTTACCGTGAACTCGTAAATTCCGTCTGTAGGAACCACCCAATCTTGGTAACCTTGAAAATTACCCTGGTTTAGATACTGTGTGGCCCACGAAGCCCCAGCGGCAATATATTCGCTTCTTAGTGAGGCAATTGTTGGTCCAGTATCCTTCGTACCCGCGCCCGTTGTAAATGTGTGAGTGGTAAAATCGTACAGCGAACTTCCACCAAGGCCTGTCAAAAGATTTTTTACGAAGTAAATATTTCCAGAGGTTAAACCATTGATTGGGGTGCCATCTGTAACATATTTTACTGCCTGCTGGTTGCTAAATCTGACTGAAGAAATGTTAAATTGATTATCGTAAACATAAGGAAAGTTTAGGGTCACGGTCCCCTGAGTGAAGTTTGTAAGAGAGAGGTCAGCACCCCCTGCGGTTTCGGAAAGACCAACAGCAAAACCATCTGTGTTTACAAAGTAGACTGCAGAAGCATCAGCACCAACAAGGTCGCCTGTTCCTTCACGAAAAACCCAAGCGCTATCATCAGTCACATCCGCAGACAGGGTTGTCTCAGGGGTGCGACCAGAGAAATACACAAAGTTGTCTTCAAGGTTGACGTTAGTCTTTTGAAGTGTGTGCGTTCCCTCGCCACCTACGGCAGTGATGTTTAGCGCCATTTAGTGAGACTCCTCTAGGTTTAATTCTCTATATTTATTTTACAGCAGGTATTATCTTACGAATACCGCAAGACCGTAGAATTGTCGGTATTCTGTGACACCAGTGTTGTAGCTGTTGCCCCAGTTATGAGCCCCAACTTTAAAGTCATAGTTAGCGGTGTAGTTGAACCCAATGCCGCCACCCCAACGTGAGCCTGTGTTGGTTGTACCACCCATACCAATTTGTGACACTCCATGGCCAGTTACGTTTGCAGAGTTGATAGCGTCATACCCGCCAGTGATGTAGCTGTTGATAGACCCGTAGTTGTTTGCTCGGTCTGACAAAATTTTAAATCCAAAAACTGTTGGTGTTTGGGCTTGGCGGTTGTAGTTACCAGCGTAAGATTGAAGACGGCGAGGCCACGAGTACTCGAGCTGTTGAACATCAGGGAACAACCAGTCGTCTCCGTATGTAGAAAGATTTGTTCCACCAGTTACGGCACGCATGCTTGCAATGGTTGCGTTATGCCTCCACCCGAGGCGCTGCGAAGTGTCATTGATTGAGACAATCATGACATCATTAAACGGCATTTTGTGGAATAACTTAGAGAATGAGTCGATATCGCTAAAGTCTGAGTTTGCAGATTCGTTAAACACCGAATCGTATTGCGAGTCTTGGTTCCATGCCCACCCGTCCCAAATAGCACCAAATCGATATTCGGCGTTAGTGTTGGGCCATCCACCAGGTCTGCCGTTATATGGAGAAAGAAGGGTATTGGTTGACAGCTTCATCATCTGTGTCCAACCCCCGCCCTCAAGAGTCATGTTGCAATACGTCAAGTGTGCTGTAGACGAACCCTCTGGTTTGAGCCAGTACGAGCCGTCTGGTGCGCTGGGGTTAAGAGCAAGGATGTCTTGAGCACTTTTCGCTGCTCTGGCTGCCGTGCTTCCGTTAAGCGTAAATCCTCGCTCGGCAGTGAGCTTAAGGTGTGTCCCGTCTGGGTAGACATCCTGAACATAGTAATAATTTTGTGCCGTCTCAGTGGTAGTAATTGCCCCACCAACTGGGTAAGAGTACAAAAGCATATCTGCTTCAGCAAAATCGTGCCCTGGGACCGCAATAATGTCTTTGTCCAAAGATACCGAAGTTGCCTGTAATGTTTGGGCACCCGTGCCCCCAGAAATTGCGGTAAGAGTTTCTCCATCTGGAGCGTCAGAAATATTAATCACACTTGCGGAGGGGTTACCTGCTGTTACCCAGTACGTAGTGTTGTTTGTGAGACCAGTTGCTGCCGCCCCGCTAGTGTTGTAAAAAACCATTTGACCAGTAGCCCAGTTGCTGTCCCCACTTAGCGCAATGTTGCCTAGACCGCTGATGCCAGTAATTGTAAATGCTGACCCTTCAGAGTTGTCACCATCAAATTCATATGCTGTTCCACGAGATAGTGAAATAGAAATTTGAGTTTCTGGGTCTTCATTGTTTCCAGCAAAAAGAGGAACAAGGTCTGCAACTTGAAAAGTTCCCGTCATATTAGACTCAAGCGAAATTGCGGTTCCGTTGGGAACTTCGCTAACCTCAAATGTTGAGATGGCCTCGCCTAGGGCTGCGTTAGTGCGGAGGAATACGACTCCTCGCTTTTTAGTGCTGAAGTACCCTGAAGACGCTATTACGTCGTAGTACAGAGGGGTCCCTACCCGAAGAGAGTTAAAGTTCTCGGTCTCATGCCCGACTGTAATTGTGTTACTTTCGGTGCTGACGCTTGCGATTGTACTACCAGCTACGGAGGCTGGTGTGCTTGTTGCAGGGTTGGAAAGGTCATAATTTGCTGAAGAAAAAGAGTTAGAAGCATCAAAAGTTCGGGCAATGGCGTTGTTGCTTGCATCAAAAGTTTTTGCTTCTGTGTTTGTTGAATCAAACTCTTGAGAGATTGTAGAGTTTAGATTTAAAAAATAGAAAGGCGTGTTTGGGCCAAACCCGTGGGGGCTGTCAGTTGTTACGGTTAGGACTGAGGGGGTTTCCCCATCTGTTACCAACCCTTGCGAGTCCGCAATGCGAATCTGAGAACCTTGAAAAAACTCACCAGTAACAATCGAGGTGTACAAATCTTCGATTGAGGCAGTAAAAAACTGATTCTCTTTGGCCAAAAAAGTAAAGGTTTTTGCCGTTGGAACAGAATTAATGATGTATGCGCCGTCAGAAGTAAGAGACTTTGTTCCATTGACGTTGATGGGCACACCCACCGAAAGACCGTGCTCTAGCCCAGTGGTAACAGTGACTTCGCGAGACCCTTGAATGGTATTAATTGAAACAATATTTGGGATTGTCGTATCCCCAGACCTCGAAAAAAATGAGGGAGTGTTGTTAATAAGCTCAAGTGTCTCCCACTTGGTGGGCTGCAGGCCGTACTCAAAGTCAGTATCAATGAGGTTTTCAGGTTGGGAGACACGGAGTTTAGTTACTGGGTCAATAAACTCTTTTGGAAAAGAAATTTCTCCGCCAGTGGCGCCTCCGCCACCAGTGCTTCCACCAAGAAAACCAGGCATTAAAAAGTCCTTCTTTCGCTAAACGCAGACGTTATAACTAGAATATCAGCTTTCATGTTCACTGTTTATACTCCTAACCACCAGGAGGTGGATACGGCAAAGCTG